TGGTAGAACATCATCGAACTGACCACGAGTTTGACCATCAACTGTTGGTCGTTCTGCTACATCTACAAGGATTTTACCTAGAAGATTAGGGGTATTTGCTAGAATTAAGTTATCTAACTCCGGTAAAAAGATCATATCTTGATACTTATCATGGTAGCGAACCATGGAAATCGTAGACTTCATACGATACTTGCTGTTGATCTGAGCCTTATACTCTGGATACTGGGCAGATAGTGACTCTGAATCAGACATAATGACCTGAGCCATAGAGGTTACTGAGCCAAAGCGATCCTTCTCAAAGTAAAGACCAAAGGGATTGAGCATACGAATGCGTGGATTGTTGGTATCAAAGTCAATCTCAACCATACCTGCTGCAAAGCCATAGGTGTAATACCAGTCTGCTGCCTGATACATCTGAAGTTGTAGATCAGACTTGTTGGCATAGTGATTGGCAATGCGTGTACGAATCTCAGCCTTTTTACGAGCTGCATCGGAGGTCATATTGGATGAGGCACAGTTAATTGCTGGAAGAGGGGCAGTTACCTCGGCAAGGTCACGAGCTGCAATGTCAACCATGTTAGCAATGAGTGGCTTCGGATACTCATCTGAGAACTGACCGAAGAATACATCTTGCATACGACCTTGACGGACAGCAAGAACATCTGACATACGGCGGTCACGATCCATGTTGCGTGTTTTAAGGCGTTCAACCTTAGCTGCAACTTCTTGAACTGAAAGCATTTTTCTCCTTATGCCAAACGGCGATCTGCGGCCCACTCATCAAGATTGATGACCTGTCGCTTTTCAGCATCTGATCGGGTGAGGAATTCATTATGCACAAACTTACCGCCATACTCACCGAACTGGCAGATCTCTCTTGCTCTAATCTCACAGAACCAGAGGGCCATAACAAGGTCTGTCTTGTTCTTAGTCTCTGGCGACCATGTAACTAACTGGTCAATAAGTAAGCGGATGCCTTCGTGTCGATCTGAAGGTAAGTGCATCAAGTTATCTCGATGGTGCTTACCATTGGATTCAACGCTACCAAATAGGGTAGCCATTGCAGCGACACCAAATCCAACATCCCACTTATTTCTAGATGTAGTGTGTTCCCTAAGAAGCACACCACGACTTGCTAACCATTGCCGTAAATTCTCATCCTGTGTCAGATAACCCTGAAAGGCGTTTCGTTCAACCATCCATTCCGATGGTTTATACTTTTCCGTAAATGTAGTGATGAGATCACGGATGGCTTGCGGTGACGGTTTAGTTATAGTCGCAGCATCGAGGATATATCTTTTCTTTCTCCTACGATCTACAGCTACAACAACTGCCGCCGTATCACCAACTATCGCTGGGTCAAGCCCTGCGATGATGGTGAGACCTTCTACTGTCTCGGGGTGTCCGGGATTGCCCGGAACGATTGGCCCGATCATTCTCATTCTGTCGATAGAACCTTTAACGCAAGTCATGTTGAAGGTTGAGTCCTCATCAACATCTGCTTGCTGGTAAACCATCGACCAAGTCTTTGGGTCTAATGCACTTCTACGCATGGATAGATAATTGCCATCCCAGCGTGGGTATAGACCGTCTTCGTCTGCCTCTTCTTCGCTGCCCTGCCAAGGGCGGTCTGATTTAGGCCAAAGTGTTTTCCAGTCCTTCTGGTCTTCTGCAAACTCTAAAACTGCTGGCATCGCCAGATATGTCCAAGGTGATTTACCTGTCGGGTAGCGTTCACCGTTACGGAGTTCTCTATAGAGATCAATGGAATTTACTCGAGTTCCAAGGACTAAAAGTTTGCCGGTAGGCCCGAGTCGAGTTAGGACTTCCTGCTGAATCCAACGAATCTGTTTTTCGTATTCGTGAGAGTTAGACATAGTCACACAGTCGTCTAGGATAATCAGGTCTGCTCTCGCACCGTATACCTGTCCTCCGATACCGATTGCTTGAATCGTAGGATCCTTCTGGTCTGAGTCACGCAGTTCGTCTCCGAGGTAAACTTGCGTAGCTTGCCATGTGGCTGACTTAGACTTAAAGCCTGAGCCAGCAGCGTAAGCGAGTTGCAGCTTCTGCCACGATGGGTGAGTCAGTCTCTGCTTGATAGCGTAGATAAATTCTGTTGCCTTCTGCTGTGACTTCGAGACAATCATGATACGGATGTTGGGATCCATACAGATCCGGTAGACCGGATAGTCAATCGAGGTAGTCATGGACTTGGCGTGTTCTGGGGGCACATTGACCAGCACATACTGTGGTCGACCCTTTTCATACTGCATCGAGTCATGCATCCACTCAGGGTCATTACCTTCAAGAAGGTTGATGATATTCATCTGATGTGGGAATGTGTCTGCTTCTAGATACTCTTTGCGGAAAGTACGGAAATCCATCTCAAGGGATTCCTCAGACTGGATGCGGCCATGCTTTGATCTAGCAGCACGAACCTTATCTACAGTCTCTTTGAATTCTTTATCCGTGGAGCGGTAGTAATCCCACAGCTTTGCCGATCTGCCGACCTGCCGCATGGCATCTTCGACTGTGCAACCCTCTGTAATCAGACGGATTACTTTTGCCTTGATCTTGGCTGTCTCTTCTTGTTTACTCATATCTCTCCTCGCCAGCTTCGCTGGCGTGGTCGCCAAAGATTTTTCATTGGGTTTAGCGGTTCTGAAAAAGAACAGACTACTGGGCATTTACTAGGGGCTTCTAGGTCGCCTTTGCTCGCTAGGGCTCGCTCCGGCTCCCTAGAGCCGGTGTAGTCGTCTAATTACTTTAGCAAGTAATTATCCTCCTACTATATATAAGCCGGGATAAATAGGTTTTATCCCACACTATGCCCTGTGATTTACATCACATACTACCCATTGTGTGTAAAAGCCCTGTTCAGAGCCTATTTTACAGCTCGAGATCCTATCAAAAATATTTTTCTGGGTACATATATACAGGGGCCCCGGCACTATTAAGCACCCGGGTCAATTTTCCTAGCCTGCGTGTCTGACCCCCCTAAGCCGATAACAGACATTATGTAAAGTAACATTTACGGCGTGTCGAGCCGACTCAGATCAGGGCAGACCGCCCCAGACTAGGGGCATTTTTAAGATCTCAATCTAAGTAATCGCCTAAGATCTGGGGCTTGATCCAGTCAGGGGATCTGGTTCATGTTGCGTAAATACCCTGCAAACTGGGGGCAATTCAGGCTCAGATTTTTACAAGCTTTGAAACTGATGTTGCGTAAATCAACCCTTCAAACATCTTTGAAAAGGTGCTTGAACTTCTGCTTCTCTGGGTTTATTCTGGATCCGTGGGAATAGATCCCACTCTTCAACCTAGTGAAAAGGATCAAACTATGTCAGCAAGTTATGAAGTAAAGGTCACCGACTGGAGTCATGAAAAGATAGTCATGACCTCTGGAACTGGTGCCCGATTGGAGTCATCTCTGGAGTTCGCAGTTCAGGTCTTAGCGGATCGAGTGCGTGACCTTCGTGCAAGTGCCCACGGTCTGGAGTCAGATCATGTCGTTCAAATGGTGAGGGAGTCAGCAAACACTTTTGAGAAGGCTCAGTTCGAACTCTCAGCCCTGCTGGACTCCTTCTATGTTGCAAACGGTTATGAGGTTTCAGCATGAAGCAGATCAAGTCACCAGTCACCCTGAGAGACTCTGAAACTGGAGAAGTCTGGGTTCATGCAGATCTAACTCCTGCAAAGGTTCGCAAGTTCATCAAGATTTACAGGAGTCAGGGGGTCTGGCTGGTATCCTGAAGCCGTCAGCCTTTGGGGGTCAGGTCGCAAGATCTGACTCTCAAGGGGTGGTTACTTCCACCAAATCAACCTAATGAAAAGAGGATCAAGTGAATACAGCAGGGCATCAAGTCAATTATGTAAATGAAACCCTTCAGAAGTTGCAGAAGGGGCAGGAGATTTACGGCACCGTGAGAAGTGTCAGCAGTTCTGGAATGTCTCGCAAGATCTCATTCTTCACCGTTGAAGACGGTGAACTGATAAACCTGACCTATTCAATCGCTGAACTGCTCGGGTATAAGGTGCAGGACTTCCACGGTTTCAACTGCATCAGGGTGCAGGGTGTAGGCATGGACATGATTTTCAAAGTCGTTTATGACTTGGGTTTCATTCTCCATTCTGACGGTTACTTCTTCCGCAGTCGTCAGATCTAAGGAGATCCGACTCATGAAACTCAATCAAAAAGGGCAGATCGTCTTCGCCGTTTCTCTTCTAATTAACGCAGGGCTCTTACTTCTCGGGCTCTTCTGGCTTCTCGATCACATTAACTGGGTTGGTGACGGTTACTGTTTCAAAGCTTCTTTGGAATGTTATTTTCCAGAAGGGGGGCAGTAGTTCATGGACTCAATCTGCACCCAATGTGGAGATGATCGAGATCTCCTGACTGCATTCACCAAGTTCAAAGTCTGCATGAAATGTTGCAAAGAAAACCAGAGAAAGGCGGTCAAGCGGTGACTGTTCATAAGACTTGGGTCGTGATCTATTCCAGCGACCCACTCGCAAACCACGACTTAGCAACCAGACTTCAGGGTCTGGAGTGGTGGATTACTGACCGACATAACGCTGAAGAGAGCAAGTCAGCGACTCGAATGATTGACCTAACGCAACTCAAAGATTGACGACATGAAGGGCAGGGTGCTTCGGCTCCCTGCCTTTCGTGGTGTTCATCTTGAACGCCGATTTACCTAGTGAAATGGATCAAGAAATGAATGAAGAAATGAAGATCATAGAAACCGATTGGTTTCCAGTTGAATACAAGTTCCGCATGACACTTGAGCATGAAGGCGTGACCTATTACTGGCACGGTTTTCAAGGTGAATGGGGATCTGATGAGACATGGTTTGACTCAAAGGAGAAGAAGATTGAGCGACCTGATTTCATTGACGAGTTGGATCCAGATCTCTTCGAATACTGTGACGAAAACGCCAAGCCGTGGTTGCCGTATCAAGTAAGAGAACAACTGGAGAAGGTTCAGAAGTTGCTCTGGGGTGGATCTGAAACCGAGAACATCGAAGCACATAACATCGTGGCTGAGATGTTGAAAGAGAAGGTGTCAGCATGACTACAACTCAGAGCAAGATCCAAGTAGATGTAACTCATGAAGAAACTATGGCATGGAGAAGAAAGATTATTGTCGAGCATGAAGGGATCTCTTATCGAGTTGATCTCTTCTGGGATCTGCATGAAGGCTTTGAAAGTTGGTGGCATGACATGGATCACAACTTAATGGACATGCCAGATTGGGCTCTGTCTTGGGAAGATGTAAATCAGGGTCGTTACCAGTCTTTCAACGGTTACTTAGATGAGATCACCTTCGAGAAGGTGCAATCATGAGTAGAACTTCATGCGGTTTAGAAGTGGAAGAAGCAATCGTAAAAGAGCTTCTTTTACAAGGGTTCCCTGAAAAGATAACCCGAGAAGTAATCGCCACTTACAACATAGACTCGATCATCTTTGAGAACATCATGAAAGATGCGTCAATCAAGATTGACGAGTTGCATCAGGCATGGCGTGAAGAACCTATGTCATGGTCTGAACTGGCTGAACTCACTCACAAGACTCAAGTCATGAGGTTTGGCTGGTGTTCTTGTGAAGATAATGAAGGCAACGAGAACCCTTACTCAGACTGTCCAGAACCAAGAGTCCGAGTGCTAAGAGAGGTGGAGTTATGAGTTATGCATACCGAGTTACTTTCGTAACTGATTACTTGGTAATCACCACGACTGTGGAGTTAGAGACTGATGATAACTTCCAAAATCTAAGTGATACGGCTTATCAACAAGCGGTAATCAACGCTGAAAATAATGTGAAAGATGAGTTGGGTCGCTTTGATGAGTCAATTATCAACGACATAACTGTTACTTTATTACTTGATGATGAAGAGATTGAGTTGGGTAACTTTGGAGAGTTCCCACCTGTTCATGTTGAGGTGCAATCATGACTCAACATACATACATGGTCACTTTCGATACTCAAACCAGTCAATGGATCTGGGATGTAGAGCAGGAAGGAGAAAGACTTGACGGTCTCACTCTCTTTACTGGTGTCGGTCACGGATACGATCAGGTAGGTGCCAACGCTCACCCAGTTCTCTACGATCTTGAGGATCTTCTTGCCGAGAGATTGGGTGTGGCAATAAAGCTTCTAAATGGTCATGAGAAAGATGAACCAGTTATGAAGGAAGTTGTTCCAACTGCTCGGGTTTATCCATGCACTCTTCGGGTTCCAATAGGTGGAACCAATGAATACACCATGAGAGAGACCATAATTGGAGTGATCCCTTATGGGTTCAAAGGTGATAGCACCGAAGAACTGATTGAAGATCCTCTTGTCTCCTACTGGTGCCAAGCAGATGAGTTCTATGAGGGTGCTGTGATCTGTGATGGCTGGGTTATCGCCCAGATTGAGGCAGGTTTATGATTGGATTTATCCTAGTAATACTCTTGTTCTTCACTCTCCCTGTCGGGATAGCAGAAGATCAACCGCTACTGATAGCAATACCAATACTGGGGCTGGTAACAGCCCTACTATGGAAGGAGAAGTAATGCATCACCGATTTATTATCGGACTGGTGGCTTTGGGGTTGGCGATTTCGCTGACCCCAAACGCCCCTCTCCATGTCGAGATCAAATCCAAAGAGGTAATGCCAAAGGTGGTTGAGATACCAGATCTATCGTTAGATCAGCTCCCTTTATCATGGCAAAAATTAGCCATGTGTGAATCATCAGGTCGAGTCAACGCCGTCAGCGGCAAACGCAAACAGTTCCAAGGGCTATTCCAGATCGAGTATCCCCGGACTTGGGTTGCACATGGCGGCGACAGCGATAAAGCACCAAAGGATTCCACCATACTTGAACAGTTCTGGGTTGCACTCCACATTTATGTAGATCGTGGCTCTAAGCCTTGGCCGTATTGTGGCAAGTTCTTGAAGGAAGATTACGGAAAGTAATGCTAAGATAAATGTAGTGGACTTGATCCTCCACTAGGTGCTAAGGCCCTCCTTCGGGAGGGCTTTAGTTTTATCCTCTTGGATTCTCTACTGAGTAGAAACCTGTAGCCTTGAATACCGTAGGCGTTGGACTCCACACTCGAGTCATCATCAAGCCACAGTCACACTTGGGTGGTGCTTCTTCTTCTGTCATCTTGCGTTCAATCTCTACCTTGACAGCACAGTTAGTGCAACTGTATTCGTATGTAGCCATTAGTTATTGTAACTCCCTCTGAATTTTCTTAGGTTCTCTTCTGGTACGCAATAGATCTCTGGTCTCTTCCAGTCAGGTTTGTCCAACCACTCCGGGTTCTTAGCTTCTGCACCCATGATCCAACCAATCAACTCGTAGTTAGGCATACCACCTCTAACCAATACGAACTTCACATCATCTTTTGCATCAGGTCTAACAAGTAATCTACCCATCTCGTGCTTCGTATACTT